AAACTCTAATTCACCACCCTTATATTCTGATCCGTCTGTCAACTGACATGTCATAGATAGTTTTCTAATTCTTCCGTGTTCTGGATGATTAATATCGTCTCGTTGATAAGGTTTATCCCAACTATCACAATGCCAATCGTAATATTGATTTAACTTATATTTTGTAAACTGACAGGACTCACTTCTCTCCCAATCAAAATTCCAACCCGCACTTCTATTTGCTTCATGAACATATGGATGTAGTTCCTTATATATCCAAGTATCATTTAACCAAACTAGATCAGATTTTCTTTTACGCTGCATATTTTTAACTTCATCCTCTTTTAATTTTCTATCACCGTAGCCACCTGTTCTAGCCATTGTTTCTTTTTGCTGCAATGCATATTGTATTACATCATCGCAGAACCTAGGTGTAAGCACACCACTAAAATACCAGTAGTAATTAGATATATTCATAAGTTATTGTTTGTACAAAATTTAATGAATCTTTTTGATTATTGGTTAAATAATACATATTAGTTGATGGAAACATTATAAATTTATTATTTGTAAGTTCTATATCCCAACTTCTTCCTTTACGTCTATTATCCTCATAGTGTATTCGAACCATACAATCTTTTACATTTACACCATAAAGAAGTGTATAATCAGGAGAGTTCCTCAAATCCACAGGATCTATATTTAATAAAGGAATTGTAATCTCTTGAGGCTTATACATATTGCCCCACGTTTCTTTGTTAACCAAAGTAAATCCATACTCTAGATTTACATGATCTCTCATATAAGTGTTTAACATATCGAATGTTTTTGAGAATGGAAAAGGTGAATCTGTTATTTGTGATTTTAAAATATCGTTTTGTAATTTATCTCGGTCAATGTCCCAATCTTTGGGCATCGCCACATCACCATAATATAAAGATTGTTCAGATAATACTTTCTTCTGCATACCACATACCTTTTTAAATTATGCCATTCCGTCTGTCAAGTCCCAAGACTGATTAGCTTCATTCCAGATGTAAGACCATCTGTGAGTATTAGCTTCATTTTGTGATTCTTGTTCTGCTGTTAATGCAGGAGCATCACCGATTGGTGATTTCCAAGAAGCTGATTCGATGTGTTTTACCCAAGAAGCATAAGGTTTTTTAGGCCAAAAGATATTGTTATCTTCATCCCATTCATAACCTATACCTGCGTAGTTTCCTCTTAAAGGTGTTCCGCCACTTGAATGTGTATTACCTTGTGTGTTGTAAGATGTTTGAATCCACATTTGTGCAGGCCAATTGTTGTGTGTTTCTAGCCACTGTTGACCTACTGTTTCATCTTCAACACCATCAGCATTTAACATCTTATCATTATCCATAGTTAATACTTGAATAACTTTTCCGTTTGCTCCTAATTTTGCAAAATGTGCCATAATGTTTCTCCTTATATATTAATTTTAATTATCATTCAACTACTGAAATTTGTACCTTATGATAACAATTCCACTACCACCTGAACCAGAACCTTTTCCAGGCGTTCCTGGATTACCTTCATCTGATCCACCGCCACCACCGCCAGTGTTAACTGTTCCATCTGTTGCTTGTTGGCAAGAATCTGTAGCAAAACCTCGTCCACCACCTCCAGAACCACCTAAAGCACCGGCTCTTCCAGGAGTAGCATTATCTACTGCTGCACCTCCACCACCAGCAAAATATCTTGTTGAACCTACAGGACCTGGTGTTCCATTAGAACCTGCCATGGTAGGAGAAACAAAAGAACCTACTCCTCCAACTCCACCAGCTGTTGTAGTTCCATTTCCACCTACCGCACCTGCACCACCGCCGCCTCCTTGACCCCAAGATGGGCTTCCTGGAGTAGGAGATGAATTACCTCCATTGTTACCTTGAGGTGGACTAACAGGAGGTGTATTTCCTGCTGCTCCAGTGTTACATCTATAACCAGCTCCACCACCTGAACCACCAGTTAAACCCCCACCATTTGTTGGACTAGGAGATGGATTTCCCGAAGCTCCTCCGCCACCACCACCTGCCGATGTTATTGTTGAAAAAGTTGAAACACCACCTGAATTAGAAACTGCTGTACTTGAAGGACTAGCAGTACCTGCTCCACCTGCTCCAACTGTAATTGGAAAAGCTGTTGCTGTAACTGTAATTCCAGTTGGATTAGCTAATGGTGATGTTGTTGGAGCTGGCATACATAAATCATTAGACATTCTAAATCCTCCTGCTCCACCACCTCCTCCTATATCAGCCATTCCACCACTACCACCACCAGCTACTACTAAATAATCCACTACATTATTTGCTGCACATTGAGCAACTTTAGAAACAGTAAAAGTTCCTGGACCTGTAAATGTATGAACTTTAAAATTACCACAATCGGTTTCTGTTCCACCAGTTGCAACCATAAATGGATTAGCATCTGCAACTGATTGTAAACCATCATCAGTTACTAACCAACCTTGTGTTGAATCTATAAAAATTAATGTAACGGCTAGTCCTTCTGTTGATAAAATTGCACTATTAGCTATACCACCAATTTTATCTGAACCATTTGGAACTAGTATACAATTCTGTGTATCAAAAGTATTTGCATAATCTTTAACTGCAACAACAGCTCCTGCTGTTCCTGCTGGTAAAGCAACATCAATCTCACCACTTGTCGTATTTACAAAATATCCTTCACCAGCTACTGCTGTAAAATCTCCTGTTTTAACTGTTGTTACCCAAGAAGCTGAACCTGTAGCACCAAAACCTGATGCAGTACCAGAGTTTGTGATTGTTGCACCAGCAGGAATTGTAATAGTGTCTCCACTATCTCCTAATTGAACCGTACCACACGCTGCTCTTGGACTAATTTTATTTACTTTTATTTCACTCATAATTAACTCGATCTATACCTTATTATTACTATACCAGATCCACCGTTACCACCATTTACACTTCCTCCACCACCATTACTTCCACCGCCACCACCACCGGTATTACACGTTCCGTTTTCTGCTGCAATTGAGCTTCCAGGATAAGGACCTGATGCACCATTACCACCACCTCCAGCACCTCCTGTTCCTTTTGAAGCGGGGTCAGCTCCACCACCCCCACCTCCAGCAAAAGCTGTTGCTGATCCATTAATACTTGTTGTTGCTCCTGCACCACCATTACCACCAACTCCTGACGTTGCATTTGCTCCAACGGCAGTAGCACCGCCACCGCCTCCTTGTGCATAAGCTGGAGCATCATAAGCTGTTCCTCCATCTTTTCCTTGAGGTGGAGTTGTTGGTGGTGTATTTCCTGAGCCACCTGCTCTTGAGGTAGAGCCTGATCCGTTAGAACCACCACCTCCTCCTGAGCCACCATTTCCAGGAGCACAGGCTCTACCACCGCCTCCGCCACCTGCTGAACTAATTGAACTAAAAGTCGAAACACCTCCGTTTGCACCAACGGTAAATGGAGGTGAGTTATCAGCTGCTCCACCTGCACCAACTGTTATTGGAAAGGATGCTGCTGTTACTGTTATTCTGTTACCTGGAGTTGCGTGTCCACATAAAGGACTTGCTGTGTAAGGTGTAGCTGGAGATTTTGTTTCCCTAAAACCACCTGCTCCTCCGGCACCGCCTCTATCACCAGCTGATCCTCCACCTCCAGCGACGACTAAATATGAAACTAAATTTTTTGCTGCACAACTTGCTATAGAACTAACTGCAAAAGTACCCGGTCCTGTAAATGTGTGAATTTTATCTGCACCACAAGTGGTTATAGTACCACCAGTTGCTGATATAAAAGATTCACCAGCAAAAGTTGATGAATCATCTTGTGTTGCTACCCATCCTTGAGTTGCATCCACGTAAACTAAAACAAGAGATGCTCCATTGGTATTTACAATTACATCTGCAGAATTAGCTCCATTAATAGGAGATCCATTTCTAGCAATTGTCAAATTTGCTGTTGCAAAATTTCCGTTGTAATCTTTAACAGCAACAATATTTCCAGCACTTGGTGATGATGGTAATGTCATTGTTACTGCACCAGAAGCTGCAGTGTCTACAAAATAACCTTCACCATTAGCTGCAGTAAAAGCAGTTGTTTTTTTAGTTGTTTGCCAATCAACTGTTCCTGTTCTACCAAAACCTGTTTGCGATGCACCTGATGCTAAAGCAACAGTTTTTCCGCATCCGCCTACAGTTAATGTAGATCCTGATTCTGTTGTTATTGTATTTACTTTAATTGTACTTGTCATAATTATTGAAATTTATATCTTATTATTACTATTCCTGAACCGCCAGCGCCACCATTAGCAGTAGGTGATGGATTACCATGTGGACCACCTCCACCGCCTCCACCTGTATTAACTGTTCCGGCTGCACCTATTCCACCTGATGAACTTTCGGGACCTGCTCCTCCACCACCTGATCCACCATTAGGTGAAGTATCAGAGTTAGCTCCACCACCGCCACCACCTCTAGTAACTGGGCTTGCTGTGATACAAGATGTTAAACCTATTCCACCACCACCTCTTCCATTGTTGGCTGGTAAAGGACTAGCTCCAGGACTACCTGCACCACCAGCTCCTCCGCCACCCCCACCTAATTTAGGGTTATTTCCATCGCCACCATCATTTCCTTGAGGAGGACTTACAGGGGGAGTATTTCCGCTTCCACCAGCAATTGTAGAATTATAAGCTCGACCACCACCACCTGAACCACCATTTCCTTTAGCGGCACAATCCATACCAGAACCATTACCACCACCTCCACCTGCTGATATTATTGTAGAAAATATTGAATTTGAACCTTGTGACCCTGGTGCGGTATTTCCTGGAAAAGCTGATACTCCGCCAGCACCTACTGTGATTGGAAAACCCGTTGCTGTTACTGGTAAAGCTGTAGCACCTAAAGGTGCTGGTCCAGCTGTATAACAACCCGATACTGTTCCATTTGAAAACCTATAACCACCTGCTCCACCACCACCTCCAACTGTAGATCCATCTCCTCCGTGACCACCACCAGCTGCACCACCTCCTATTACTAAATAGTCTACTGAATTTGATCCTTCAGCGTTACCAACTGAACTAACTGTAAAAGTTCCTGGACCTGTAAAAGTGTGTACTTTAAAATTTGTACAAACTGTAGTTTCTGTTCCACCTGAAGCTGATATAAATGTTGCTTGAGATCCTGCATCGGTATTTCCATCATTAACAACTAACCAACCTTGAGTATCGTCTGCATAAACTAAAGTAAGTGACTCACCTTCTGCATTAACCGTTAAATCTGGTGATGCTGCTCCATTAATTTTTTGTGAACCATTGGCTGCAACTGTTAAAGCATTATTATCAAAAGTTCCTAAATAATCTTTAAAAGCAACTATTGATCCAGCAGTTCCTGCCGGTAAATTAGCTGTTATGGCTCCGCCTGTTGTGTTCACAAAATAGCCTTCGCCATTAGCTGCTGTAAAAGTTGATGTTTTAATAGAAGTTTGCCAATCAACAGTCCCTGTTCTACCAAAACCTGTTTGAGTAGCGCCGCACGCTAAAGTTACAGCTGTGCCTGATCCACCTAAAGTTAAGGTTGAACCACTTTGTTTATCAATTTCGTTTACTTCTACTTTAGACAATGACTAATACCCCTGTTACTGTGATTGTACCAGGCACAGTTATTGGTCCTGCAAGAACCCCGTTCTCAACAGTCTGTGTACCATCGATTGTACCTGCTTGATTATTTATAAATTCATTGGGAGCCGTTCCGCCTCCGATGTATTGGATTCCATTTACTATTGCCGTCATAATTCCTCCTACGAACTAATATCGTCGATAAATGATGTAACAATATCTAAAGATGAAGCAGTGTTGCTTTGTGCTTTAAGTACGTCACCATTTTTCAACACGATTTTTGCACCACCTTGAATAAGTTCAATTGCAGAGTTTGGTGGAACACTAACTTCTTTTGCAAGAAAGTGATCATTTCCGCCGTTTACAATCTGACAACTAGCCAAGACAGTAGAAGCGCTAGTGTTACAGATTCTGATACCAATAACTGCATCAAAATCTCCACCAGTTATTAAAGTGACTGGTGATGTTCCAACGTTTCTTTGTAAATCGTTTCTAAAATTTTGTGCCATAATTTATTCCTTTATAACGCCACCGCCATTGCTAATGCAAAACCAGC